CAAGTTCTTGTCATAATTTTATTGGCAACAAAATATTTTCTAATCCCATTAATAATTTTAGAATATTTCTTACTTGGAAAACCTAATTGTTCATTAATCTCATTAAGTTTTTCAGTATAAGCAAATTTTGAATTGTATAATTTAAATTTTACTATAATCCCCATTTTTTAGTCAAATAAGCATTAAGTTTTGTTCTTTCTGTTTCTGTTAATAAACAATTATAACCAAAGATTTCCATGATTTCGGCATTTAATCCAAAACCACCATCGGGCCAATTCCCAAAAGTCAATCCATCATGTGTTTGTACACCAAGATTCCCATTTGCCTCTAATATTCCATTTATCCAATAATTTGAATTTGCTCCATTAACCTCTAGTGTATGAATATTATCGTTAGCATTAGAAATTGCAGTAAGCAATATTGGAACAGTAATGGCTGTAAATACAGTCCCATTGTAATATAAAGCATTAAATTCATTATTATTTCTTCCTCCTGCTAAAATATAACGAGGCCCTACTTGTGGTAATGTTATGGAATAAAGAATATAAAATGTATTAGGCTGTGCTAATGGAGCATCAAAATCTAATAAATTTAAATAAGTATTAGCAACATTTGTAAATGTTAATCTTCCAGTTGCTGGATCATAAGTCGGTCTTTGTGCATCAACGGCATTAGAAACGTGCCTGTCAAATCCTGATTTATCATCCCATTGAATAACTTTATTGCCATTCAAAGATAGAGTTGCTGAATCCTGCCCGTCAAACCAGAATTGACATGGTCCTGAATTAACAAGATTTAAAGGACTTGCTGCTTCTTTTCCACTAATAAAAGAATGAACTACTTTTATTCCAACCGGTCTAACTATACTTTGAACAACACTCCTGATTGCCATATCCGTACGTGTTTTTACCAATCAAATCCAAACGTTACACTACCGCTGGTATATTCATACCATTTCACTCCAGCTCGCCACAAGACGGCTGCCCCGAAATCCCTGATCTCTACCCGGTTGCCAACTGCTAATGTCGATCCGTCCAACGATACATAATCCTGCCATCCCGCATCACCTTCACACTTAAATTGTAATGTAACAGTCATTTCGGACGTATCGGATGCTGCCGACGAGTCTGCTTCCCATTCACGGATAGAAAAATATACCCTAAGTTCCTTTTTTACTTTTCGTAGGCTTCTCAAATCCAATGCCTCTGTAAAATATCCTAATCCAGTTGGAACAGTATCTACTGTTGCATATTCTTTGAATTCACCTTGACTTCTGCGGTTTGCCATAATTTTTATGTTTTAAAAGAAATTCGTATAATTGTTTTAAATTTTCTTCATCAAAAATAAACTCATCCCATGCCCCGTATTTACATTTATAACCAAATGCAAATTTCAATCCAAGCCACAATTTTTTAAAAAAACAATCCCTTGTATGCAGATGAAAATGAGCATATAACATTTTATCTTCTTCACACCACCAGAAAATAACCTGATGTTCGAATGAATAACAAGCACAAATTTGAATTAAAGTATCTTTTTCCCGTGTCATTATTTATTTTTAAAAACTATGTTATCATTCTTGCCACTTTAAAACAAGGGAAATATGGAGTACGTTTCTCCCCCTGCTACTTATTTCCCTTTTCATGGATATGGTCATACAATTACATAGACTAACAGGGCTATCGGTAATTATACGATGCGCTCCAGATCCATTCAGCTTCCTTCATGTTACCATTCTTGCCATGCGTTTTACTACCAGCTTATTGAATGCCCCACTCGCTGCATCCACCTGGTCCTTATACGTACTAAACGGAAAATTACGATGCTCCTCTATGAATTCATAATTCCAATCACCATGCAGCAATCTTACATTCCCATTATTAACCTGCACACTGTACGGATCAGCACGAAATCCTTTATCACCGGTAGGGCGTTCCTTAAAACAGGAAAACCCAGCCAAATTCCTTTCAGTACCTTCAGCCGATTCTTTTCCACCGCTGCCGGGTTCCTGCTCAACGCCTACCTGTACATGAAGACCATCCGCTATAGCTGTTTCCCGTATAATTCGTTCCCGTTCCTCACTTGCCCATTGCCCCCGTTTAACATCTTCAATGATAAATGATGGATATCCCGTTCGACTACTAACTAATTTATGCATTTTCACTCCCACCGTATATGCCCCTCCTTCAGCTGTTCCCGCCTTATCCCAATAGCGAACCGCTTCAACGAAATTAACCGATGCCGGTAAAGTGGTAAGTATATTGAAATGATCTACCTTGAACATACCTCCTCCGGGCGGGGTCGGTTTCTGTCCTATCTGTCCGGCATAACCGTATTGTCCAAGGTCGGCTTTCATATCCTCCAGCACCTTCCAATTCATACGCACAGGATCCAATAAATCATCCTTATAGAATTTAGCTTTTTCTTCAGGTTTTAATTGCTGACGATAATTGCGGATTTCTCCCGGCAAACTAATATGACGAACATTCCTCTTTTTTTTAGCAAGTATATGTCCTGATGGATCATCCTGATCCAGACGTTGCATGATTAATATGATAGGTGTAACGGCTTTATCTACTTTTCGGGTTGATAGGGTTTGCCCCATCCATCGATTAGCAGTTGCCAATTCTTTTTTGCTAACTGCCTGCTCCGGATTCAACGGATCATCAACTATCAGAATGTGGCCATGGAATCCGGTTAATGTTCCTCCAACTGATGTACTATACCGGTTTCCACCTTTATCAATACGAGGGGCTTTATTTGGCTTTCCCCAAACTCTTTTTATTACCTTAAAATTTGACTTGGTATCCTTATCCTCTTTTATTCCCAATTCCGGATATAGCATACGGAATGCATCACTACGGACCAAGTCTCTGCTATACTCCGCACTTTCTAAGGACAGAGCTGCCGAATAGCTTGATATAATAAATCTCATCCAATGCCATTGTGTCCAGCACCATACCGGAAACATTATTGAACAGGTTATTGTCTTAGTTGTTCCGGGTGGAATGTTTATTATAAGATCATATTGTTTTGGTAAGCCTTTTGATACCCTAACCGCTAATTTTGTCAATTCTTCACACAAGAATTTTATATGCCAGTTTGACTTGAACTTATCCGTAGATACTTCAGGCCAGAAATATTCCACAAATTCAAATAAGGTGAGCTTTAATTCTCTTATCGCACTAATAGGATTATTCACGGCTTCCAGCAAACGTTCATTTTTAGTTCTACGGGTTCGTACAAACGTCCGAGGAAATATCTGAGAAGTTGTATCAATTATTTCTTCTTTCATGTATTGCTGCTAATTGCTTTAAGCTTATACTTTTCAACCATTTTTTCTCATCCTCAGTTAATCCTTCAAGATCAATTTGCTTTACGGCTACACTAAGACTGCCTGAAAATTCCGTTTTATGCACATCAGCCCATTTATCTCCATGACGAGCTTTTAACAAATAAATAGCCGCTTTCATATCAGGGGGCATATAGCGTTTTATCACTTTCCTTGAAACCAATACTTCTATCCCTTCCGGACTCTTCTTATATTCATAATATTCCTCATCATACGTGTAACCACATGCACTTTTATAAATGGAATCTACAACTGCAAGACTTGATATTAATCTTCCGTTCTGAAGAGCTTTGTCAAATCCGGGCTTGGTTCGTTTCCAATTATCAATCGTATTAACATTTAGCATGAAAATTTCCGCTATTTCCTTATCAGTCATGCCAAATCGAGCTAATTGAAATACTTGCTTCAATACATTCTCACTCCAGAAGCCTTTAGGACCTGTACGAGCTTTAGGCAGGTTTGTATGAGTTTTCGAGTATTTTGTTCTTTTCATCACATAGAAAAATCAAAAACGATATAAAAATATATGATTTTTTAATACAAAAACAGGTTTCTTATTTATAATGACTATAAATTAGCGTTTTTTTTAGAAAATACAAAAAAAAAGTTAAAAAAAATTTGGATATATGGAAAACTTTTATTATATTTATACTATATTTAAAACTAAAATAAAAAACCATGAAAACAGAATTTTACACTTATCTGGAAGGAAAAGCAAGAACGGATGTTGCTTATGAAGCAACTCCGGAAGCCATAAATAAGCTTGCTGAAAACTATGAAATGATAACAAAAAAAGTTACTCAAGGTGATCGTGAAGCAGTCGCTAATTTTCTTATTGAAAAAGCAACCGGTAAAGTGGTTGCTATGAGTTTATATCAAGATGGAAAAAAAATGGATTCTTCTGGATATGAACTTGAAGGAACTTATGAAGCTTTTAAAAAATCAAAATAAAAAAATCATGAAAACAGCGGAAAAAATGTACATTATTAGACATCTACCCGATGTCTGTGGTGAAGTTATCAGGGCAAGGACAAAATCAGATGCGGTTAGATGTGCTGAAAGAATGGAAGGGGAGCCTAT